TTCGCCGTGCATCTCACGCCCGGCAAGGCCGTGGACGACATCATCGTCGAGACGGGGATCTCCTTCGTGGCGGCGCGGGTAAAGGACCACATCGAGGACGTGGTGAACGAGAGGCAGGGGACATTGTTCGAGGGGAAGGAAGAGGCATGAAGGAGTACATCGTCCCGTTGGTGGCCATGGGCAAGCCCCGCATGACCAGGCGGGACAAGTGGGCAAAGCGAGATTGCGTGGTCCGGTATCGTGAGTTCTGCGACCTCCTCCGGCATTACTGCCAGGGTATGCCCATGGACCCCATGTATCTGGAGTGGATCGCGTATTTTCCGATCCCGGCGAGCCTCTCGAAGAAGAAGGCCGAGGAGCTCGTGGGCCAGTTCCATCGCGTAAAGCCGGACAAGGACAACGTGGACAAGGCGATCATGGACGCGCTGTTTAAGCAGGATCAGAGGCTTGCGGTAGGGGCGCAGGAGAAGCGCTATGACGACGGACACGGTCCCAGGATCGTGATCCGGGTGGAGTAGGACATGAAAGCATTCAGAATAACGCTCCTCATCCTGGCTCTCTCCGCCCTGGTCCTGTTCCTCGCCTGGGCGAAAGGCTGGGTCGGGCATCTGCAGGACACGGAGCAGGAAATCGAGATCATCTCACGGGACGATGTAGTGCCCGGCGACTTTGCCAAATACAAGGTCAAAGGGCGCTGGCAGGTAATACAGCTCTGCCATGACGGCACCTGGATAGAGCGTAACGATATCAAAATACCGTAAAAAAATCTGAAAGGAGAAATTATGCCAGTAAGACTAGTATCAATCGGTTCTCACCGCTACACGCAGGTTGTTTGCTTGGATGGGCCAGGAGCAGGAAACGCATGCCATGGGTACGCAGTTCTGGCGACGCCCCCGGCCGGCGTTGCTGATCCCTCGGGCCTACGCTTTGCGGATGTTTCATTCCAGAACGGACCCATCCAGGAGGCCGGAGTCAACGGCTGCTTCCAGGAAGACCTCATCGCCATCTGTATCGACCGGCTCCGCTCATTCCAAGCGGGAGAGTATGCCTGCAGAGAAAACGCCCTGGCGCTCACCAAGCTCGAGGAGGCCCTCCATTGGCTCAACCATCGGACAGCGGAAAGGCAGGCCCGTGGCGTAGAAGGCACCAGCATAAAATAGCGAAAGGAGAACACATGAAGAAGGCAGCACTCATTTTTACAGGCATCATCATTGGCGTCCTGGTCCTCATCGGAGCGTACTCTGGCGGGGCCACCCTCGCTTCGCACCTGGGTAAGGCTACCGTTCCCCCCGACATTCAGGCCAAGTACAACGACCTCAACCAGCAGTACGTCTATGCCACCCAAAGGGAGAAGGAACTCCTGGACAAGATCGTGGACGCCCAGCCAGCGGACCCCACCCTCCCGACATACCAGGCGGACGTGAAGAAATATCGGGCGGACAAGGTCCGGTTGCAGCGGGATTTCGCAAAACTCGTCGAGGAGTTCAACAAGAAAAAGTAATGCTCGCAGAACACAAAATCAGGGGGGTGTATGGGATGACGGTAGCCTGGCATATCGGAAGAAAAGCCATTATCGCGTTCCTTACGCCCTTCCTGGACCTCCCTCCCAACCCGATCATGGCATGGAAAAAGGTGAGGCGATGGAATTACAGATACAGTCTACCGATAGAGCACCAGCCCAACAGCAAGCCTTACATTGACGAGGCTACGTTCTTTTTCTGGTGGGAAGCCTATCAGCGTAGAATAAAGTAAATGTGGTACCCCTTTGGTACTCCTTTGGTAACTGACCTTTTTTCTTGACTTTCTTTATTCTGCTCCCATGACGACGAAGGAGCAGCGCGAAACAGCAGCTAAGAAGGCAGCCCAGGAGGTCTTCGAGGAGCGCGCCCGGGCCCTTGAGGCCCAAGGGCTCACCTTCGACTACCTCGCCAGGAAGCTCAAGCGCGAGCTCAACGCCAAGGAAACTAAGTTCTTCCAGAAGGATGGCATGGTCATCGAGCAACGCGACGTTGTCGCCTGGGACGTCCGCCAGCGGGCCCGCATCGACGCGCACAAGCTCCGCGGTGATTACCCGGCAGAGAAGCGCGACCTGAACCTGAATGGCCCCCTCGAGGTTGTCCTGCGCGACTGCGTCAAGGAAGTGGAGGATCCCGATGGCAAGGGTTGAGCTCCCCTTTAACTGGACGCCGCGGCCTTACCAACTCAATGCGTGGAGGGCCATGGATGCCGGCAAGAAGCGCTTCGCCTGCGTCTGGCACCGTCGCTCCGGCAAGGATATGACCTGGATAAACAGGACCGCACTCGAGGCCATGCGCCGTCCGGCGAATTACTACCACATCCTCCCGATCTACAATCAGGGCCGAAAGGCCATCTGGGACGGCAAGGACTACAGCGGCCGCGCCTTCCTGGACTGCTTCCCCCCCGAGATCATACGCCGGAAGAGTTCGACGGATATGATCATCGAGCTCGTGAGCGGCAGCCAGTGGCAGGTGGTCGGCGGCGACAATATCGACCGCATCGTGGGCGTCAACCTGGGCGGAGTGGTTTTCTCTGAATGGTCCTTGATGAATCCCCTGGCCTATGACTTCTTGCGGCCCGTGCTCCGCGAGAATGATGCCTGGGCGGCGTTCATCTACACCCCGCGCGGCAAGAATCACGGCTGGGATCTCCTGCAGATGGCCATGCAGAACCCCGACTGGTTCTGGGAGGTCCTCACCATCGAGGACACCGGCGCCATCACCTTGGCCGATGTCGAGGCGGACCGGCGCGAGGGAATGGACGAGAGCCTGGTGCAGCAGGAATATTACTGCTCGTTCTCGGCCGCCGCGCTCGGCGCCTACTACGGGGGCCTCATGGAAAGCGCCCGGGCAGAGGGAAGGATAGGAGCCGTCCCCTGCACCCCGGCCCATGCGGTCCATACGGCCTGGGACATCGGCTATGACGACATGACGGCTGTCTGGTTCTTCCAGTTCGTCCACGGATTCCCCCGCATGATCCACTACCTCGAGAACCACGGCGAGGGCATGCCCTGGTACGCCTGGAAGCTAAAGGAACTCGCCAGCGACAGGAAGTGGACCTACGGGAAGCACTTCGGGCCTCACGACCTGGACGCCCACGATGTCGCCACGGGCAGGACCAGGAAGTCCGTGGCCGCGGACCTGGGCATTAACTTCACGGTGATCCCGCGGATCAAGCAGCAGAGCGACGGCATCGAGGCCGTGCGCGCCCTTCTCCCCCAGGCATACTTTGACGAGGTTGGGTGCAAGCAGGGGATCCGCTGCCTCGAGTCCTATCATCAACTCTACGACCACGAGCTCAAGAAGTGGGACGACGACCCGGAGCACGACTGGTCTTCGCACGGGGCGAAGGCCTTCGAGTCATTGACCTTTGGAGTGCAGCGCCTGGCCAGTTCGGCCGGAGACATGACGCAGGGCGACCTCAAGGATCTCTTCATCCGCAACGCTCCGCCGTCGGTGAGGGAGGCCTATGGCCGCTAAGAAGAGCACGTCCGTGGGCTTCAAGGACCTGGGTATCCAGAATGGCGCCAACATATACAGCGAGTTCTCCGAGGCCTACAACTACGGTCATTCCGCCTGGGGTCAGGCCTGGGACGAGATGAAGAAGGACATCGAGTTTGTCCTGGGCAAGCAGTGGAGCATCGCGGACGAGGCCTACCTCAAGAAGCAGGGGCGCAGCGCCTGGGTGTTCAACAAGATGATGCGGATCGTTAAGCTCATCTCCGGCTACCAGCGCAAGACTCGGCTGTCCGTCAAGGCTGACCCCGTCGAGGGCGCCGACTCGGCCACGGCCGAGCAGCTCACCGCATGTCTGCTGTGGCTCTTCTCGTCGAATCAGTATTACCTCACCCTCTCCGAGGCTTTCGAGTCCGGCGAGCTCATGAGCGGCATCAACCTCGTGCAGGTGGGCATGGACTACGGCCAGGACCTCGTCAATGGCGACCCGCAGCTCTATCGCTACCCGTACAACCAGTTTCTCCTGGACCCCAGCTTCACGAAGAAGGACCTTTCCGACTGCACCTTCGGCATGGTGCGCCTGGCGCCGAGCAAGGACCAGGCGAAGAAGCTCCTCCCATTCCTGGCCCCCGAGGACATCGACAAGCTACCCCTGAAAGGCATGGACAACCGCTTCCCCCTCATGGTGTCCCATCGTGACACCCTGGGCCGGCCGAGGATGAACCTGTATTACTTCTGGTCCAGGACCACGAAGCCCGTGTGGCTCATCCTGGACAAGCAGACCGGGGCGCTGCGCGAGGTAGGGGATAAGACGGGGACCCAGGTCAACCAGGCCCTCGAGATCGCCTACGCCATGCACGGCGACCGCTTCGAAAAGATCCGTAAGGTCAAGGGCATCGTCAACCTGGACATCATCCTCCAGGACCAGGTGGTGTACCACGGCGCGGACCCGACCGGCATCGAGGACAATTACCCGTTTGTGCCGATCATGGGCACCTACGTTCCCGAGTACGACGACTGGCGATACAAGATCCAGGCGCTCGCCCGCCAGCTCCGCGACCCGCAGACCCAGAAGAACAAGCGCATGGTCCAGATGCTCGACATCATCGAGAGCCAGATCAATGCCGGGTGGCTCGCCAAGCCCAGGGCCGTGCTCGACAAGGACGCCCTCTACCGCTCCGGCCAGGGCCGCGTTGTATGGCTCACCGACGACGCGCAGGCTGGAGACGTGGAGCAATTAAGAGGAGCGGACGTTCCCGCCTCTCATTTCCAGATGCAGGAACTCATGGACCGGGAGATCCCGGACATCAGTGGCGTCAACCAGGAGATGTTCGGTGCGCCCGAGAACGAGAACATCGAGATCGCCGGCATCCTGGCCAAGATGCGGATGGCCGCCGGGCTCGTCGGCCTGCAGGAATACTTCGACGACTACCGTTTCGCCAAGCAGAACCTGGGCAAGCTCCTCATCGGCGCCATACAAAGCAACTGGAGCCCGGACAAGGTCAAGCGCGTGACAGGCCAGGAGCCGACGCAGGCCTTCTTCGTGAAGGACTTCGGGCGCTACGACGCGGCCGTCACCGAGGGCATCCTCACCGACACCCAGCGGCAGATGTTCTATGCCGAGCTCAAGGCCATGCGCAAGGATGGCTACGCCGTGCCCGTGTCGCTCCTGGTCGAGCACATGCCCATCCAGCTCAAGGAAGAGGTCAAGAAGGCGCTCGTGGATGCTGAAAAGAGCCAGGCGCAGGCTGCCCAGGAGAAGATGATCCTGGACAAGACCACCCTCGAGGTCCTGAACGCCCAGAAGGTGCTCACCCTGGCCCAGGCGAGAGAGAAGCTCACCGCATCAGAGGAGAACCGGGCATCGGCCGTGCTCGAGCGGGCGCGGGCCGCCGTGGAGATCAAGGACATCGGGACCCAGCGGGCCCTGGACCTCATCGGCCTCATGTTCGAAGCGCAGCAGCGCATTGAGGATAGGAACATGCAGCGGGAGAACATGGCCGCCCAGGCGCAGCAGGCAGGGGGGCAGCCGGTATGAGTATGTACGAGATCGGCGAGATCCGGCAGCTCTTCGGCATCGACCTCATGGAGCGCCTCGACGACGTGCGCAGCCACATGATGCACCGGGAGGCGCCCTACTACATCCTGGTCAGGACGCAGCCGGAGGGAACGACGTACACGACGAAGATCATCACCCTCGAGCTGCGCCAGCTTCCCCGGGGCCCCAGCGGGAAGATCATCCCCCTCATGGCCACGCTCCTGTTCAGGGTGGACAACAAGAGGGGCACCCTCGAGCTCATGTGGGCGTTCCCCCGGGACACCTTCGACACCAGGGTCCTCGAAACATACGACCACGTCATTGAATCCGTAGCATCCCAGGCATGGGCCGCAGGCCTGCCTGTAATCAATTCGTGAGGAGAGAAGCATGGACAAGATAGCACTCGTCAGTGATCGGACCCTGGCAGGACTCCAGGAGAAAGTGAACAGGAAGGCAGCCGAGGGCTACGCCCCGGAGGGCTCCTTCAACCGCACCCCGGACGGCCGCTGGTTCATGCAGACCATGGTGCTCAAGGTAGTCGTGGTCCATGAGGCCATCGAGATCCCGCCGATCAAGCCGGCCAAGAAGACCGCAGCCAAGGCCCCCAAGAAGGCCAAAGCATAAAGAGGCGCCGCCGGCCAACGGGCGAATGAAAGGAAGGAACAGATGGATGCAGTAACCCTAGATGCCACCAGCACGGGCGTAATTGCTCCCGCCGCCGGGGATGGTGGATCGCCTACGCCTGCAGCCGCAGGCATGGAACCAGGGACCCAGGCAGGGGAACCAGCCGCACCGGCAGTTGAGGATCTTAACCTCACCGACCGGGAGAGGGCATTCCTGTCTGGAATGAGGGACGAGAGAACGAAACGGCAGGAGATCGAGGCGGAGAACGCGGCGCTGCTGGCCCGTGCGAATCAGTTCGCGCAGCCCACATCCCCAGTGCCCGCAGCGGCTCCGGTTGCAGCCCCGGCTGCACCGCAGGATCCCTTCGACGGCATCGACGACGACGAGATCATGACTGCCAAGGACGTAAAGCAGAGGGTTGTGCCCTTCTTCATGAGCATGATCCAGCAGGTTGCGGGGGCCGTGGCCGTGTCGCAGCGCCAGTCCCAGTACACCGACGTCAGCACCGAAGATATTCGATCTTTCATCCCCAAAATCGTGCAGGAAGACCCTGCTATAGGCCAAGTCCTTTCGAATCTCCCCGGGCCGGCACAGTTCATGATGGCCCAGGTCCTCACTCGGCTCGCCAAGAGAGGATCCGCGGGCCCGGCGACACCAGCGCCGCAGGCCGCTCCCGGGATTACGGCAGGCGTCCAGCCTGCTCCAGCGGCAGACCCACTTGTCGAACTCGCCCGCACCATCCTCGCAAATTCGCAGAAGCCCGGAGCGCCGGGATCTGCGGGAGGCGGGGCCATGGACGACGTGGTGACGCTCCTCAAGAATATGTCGCCGGAGCAGTACGAGGCCTACCGGATCGAGAAGAGAAAGAGCATGGGACTGTAGCGGGGATAGACCGGTAGCCCATAGGAGGGCCGATAGATGAACATTACGACCACAACCGAAGTACCCGCAGCGGTATCCATCTTTTACGACCGCGAGCTCCTGGCCAACGCCCGGCCGAAGCTCTTCCATGAGAAGTTCGCCCAGGTGCGCAACCTGCCGAGCAAATCCGGCGACACTATCAAGTTTCGCCGGTACGGCACCCTTGCCGTTGCCACCACGCCCCTGGTTGAGGGAGTCACTCCCGCGGGCGTGAAGCTCTCGAAGACCGACCTTCTGGCAAAGGTGAGCCAGTACGGTTCATACGTCCACATCACCGACTGGGTCAACATGACCGTTGAGGATGCGACTCTCACCGTGGCCCAGGAGGAGCTCGGGAACCAGGAGGGCCGCACCAGGGACGAGCTCGTGCGCGACATCCTCGTGGCGTCGCTCACCGCAACCCACGCCGCCGGCGGATCGAACGGGAACACCCCGACCGAGATCACGAAGGCGGACATCGACGACATGGTCCTGACGCTGCTCGGCTACGATGCGGAGTTTTTCGCCCCGAAGATCACCGCGGGGGCCGGCGTCGGAACCGGACCGATCAGGGAGGCCTTCTGGGGCATCGCCCATACCGACCTCATCGACGACCTCGAGGACGTGAGCAACTTCAAGAGCACGGCCGAGTATCCGAGGCAGGAGGGCGTGGTCGACGGCGAGTGGGGATCTACCGGGAACGTCCGCTGGCTCGTCAGTTCCGTGGCCGACAAGCAGACCACCCCGAACCCGGACGAGTATAATCTCCCGATCATCGCCAAGAACGCCTACGCGGTGACCGACCTCGAGAGCGGCTCCGAGTCCATCGTGAAGGCTTTCGGTTCCGGCGGAACCTCCGACCCTCTGAACCAGAGGGCAACCGCCGGTTGGAAGATGGCATTCGTCGCCAGGGTGCTCAACGACAACTTCATCCAGCTCCTGCAGGTCACTCACTCTTAGGCCTGGGGAAAGGAGGACACATAACATGCAGATCGTAACAGGACACATAGAAGCGAACGGGGCGGCCATCAACCTGCCCCTTGGTTTCGTTCCCGATTTCCTGCTCATCTTCAACGCCATGGCCGCGGCCACCGAGGTCTTCGCCGTCGTCTGGTTCGGTTCGGAGATGGGCGACTCCAAGGAGATCCAGCTCAAGGCCCTGGCCGACGATGGCACCTCTTCCGGGCTCACCCTCGACTATGTCGAGAGCGGGGCTTACATCTCGGCCTACGACAC